CCGGTATTAGGTGGCTGTAGTTTACATCTAGAGCTAGATGGGCGCGGAAGTTCGTCCTACTTCGGCGGCTTGCGGGTTGCCCTACGCTTCGTAGCCCGTCGCGGGTTCTGCCTAATGCCTTCGGCAGGAGCGGCTGGGGGCCTTGGTTGGCGAGAAGAAACGCCTACCCGAGGTAGTGCAGGGCGACTCCGTCTTGGACCATCAATGAGTCTGGGTATACGAGAAGGGGAATCATTAGTTCCAACCCTATTGTTGCCCATGACAATAAGATGACCGCTCGGTGCGCCGCGGCGGTGCTCAGTGTTGACGTGCTGAGCTGGTCCAGGAGGGAGGTCGACGATTGGTTCGGGGTCAGACCCTCTAAAGATTTCACCATCCATATCAACAGTAAACGGATTGGGAGGGACAGGATTGTCCCAGAGTTCTTCTAAATCCGTCATCTTCTTGGCATTGAGAATGCTATCTGCGAGGTCGCGCACTTCAGCTTCATCACGATCCAAACGCCAGGCAATAGCTTCGAAGGCCAGATCTCGTGGCATTTGAGGCCATCCTTCGTGACCTTCAGAAACTTGTAGCCAGGCGTGGTAGGAATCGTAACGAGTCACCTCACCGCCCGTAATGCCAGTCAATTCACGTACCTTACGGCACCAATCGCTGGTAACTGGGGCGGCGGGGTCTAGCGTCAAGTAACCGAAGGTACGGTTAGCTAGAGCGCGCTTATCGGAAACATCGGCAGGAGCAGTGCTCAAATGAAGTTTACGCCAAGTGCGTTCTGGGTCTTGAATAGACCCAATTTGTCCGCAATCAGCGTTGAAAAACACACGGCCATAAAAAGAGCAAGCTCCATTTCTGACAGGTATGCACTTCAACTTCATTCCAAGAAGTGTTGCTGTGTTGGTAAGCACCACAGGATCAACATCCCGTGACACACCGTCATCACCGCCATAAGCACCCAAACGGCTATAGGCCTCCTGGGGGGAGTAGCCCATCTCACGCAGGGCACAATACGTTATGAACGCATTGGCGAGAGAGTTGCAATCGGTGGTCCCGGGGGATCCAGAAAGTTGTGAAAATTCGACATTATATGCCACGCCGTTACTGGTGACGGCATTAGCCCGGTGTTCGGCCTGCAAGACTTTGGTTAGAATGTTAGCATATTCGTTGGTAACCCATGCCTGGTAGGCAGGAATAGTAACAAACTTCTTAAGCCATTCCGGAATGGACCCATCCATTGTGGTAAAGTCGGTTTCAGCAACTAGGGATGCTCGACAGATTTCGGCGATTCGCTCAGCAACCTCACGTGGCGCCATGCCTGGTACGTACCAAGGCTGCTGACGCAGCACTTGTTCCTTAAAGGCATAGGTGAACGCGGAAAGATGTAAATTGTGCTCAGTCGGAACGGTAGAAATGTTCCGTGGCGCACCGGCTTTGGGGTATGGTTCTCTTTTCATGAAGGCGGACACTGAGATGGGTTTGCCGCTGGGGTTTGAAGCCCAGTTGACAACAGCGTCAGACCGGCCCCGTTGAGCGGGGCGATTTTGACGGTCTCTAACGTCCTCAATAGAATAAGGATAGCCACAATGGCGCTTAGTGACTAACATGCCCACAAATTCGGCGGCATACTTCTCGAAACGGGCTGGAGGGACTTTGTTATTGCGCGGCGCTAATATTCGTTTCTGAACAGTCAAAAGATCATTGTTGACTGAAACACGAGGGAACACATCAGGATGGGTCACCAGTGGACAAGTCAACTGGCGGCCAATCTCAGTGCCTTCCTCGGAAACGAAACCCCCAACAGCAACGTATGAGGAGGGTTTGTAAGGCGGCGAAAAAGTCCCGGGACGATCGACAACGGTCTGTGGCAATGAAGCAGTAGTGTGCTTAAGAATAGAAAACATTACAGGTGCTTCGTCAACCGGATCATCTATGCCTACGGCTTTGAGATGTCGCTCGACGGAGCTAATGCAAGGTTTCTTGGTCTCAGGAAAACGGAGTCGGAGGGCTTCATAGGTCTTGCGGTCGACAGTAACAGCCGTAACTGCATAGCCGTCAGCACAAGTACCCACAGAAGTCTTAACTCCTTCATCGTCCCTAAAACTATTCATAACGCCATTGCCATATTTGAAACGTCGTCTGGATAGATGGTGCAGGCCACCAGGCCAAAATGAGGGCTTATAAGCAAGAATCGAGTAAACTGGATTCAACAAAACAAGATTGTGGTATTCATCGACACGTTTGCTGTTGACAGCATAGACCACGTCACGGGGCAACCTAAAATTAGGACGCCAGCCGTTTAAAAGACGCAGTGGAGTGCGAACAGCAAGAAAGTCATTTGAATAATCCCACAATTTGTGCTCATATGTAGTGCCTCCATTAACTTGGTAGCGTACTGCATCATCAGAGCTGAGAGCATAAGAAAACTCAGGACCGTCGTGGCAAACAGTTTTCGGTGAAAAAGTGTAAGCTACGACGGGGCGTGGAGCACAAGCCCAGTCCGACCATTTGATATAATAATCAACATCAATCATTTTAATAATGGCGTCTGAAGGGATGGAATCCCGTCGCCGATTATGTTGTAGATCTTTGTCGATATAATAACCATGAAAGGTCGGATTGAGTTCATTTTCACGTCGGCATGACGACACCACATAATTAGATTTACCTAATTGCAGTGCCATAGTGTCAACCAAACGCGCAGCACGTGTGCGTGCGTTGGCTGCCTGAGCGTGAGTGTGCCCTTGAGTCGTTTTCTGCTCCGGCAAATTGGCGGTATTTTGCCAGTAATCCATGACGTTTTGATTGTCGTATCGTATACGCCCGCAACTGAGAAACAATTCGCGGAAATACTGTCGGAAATCAAGGGGAGGGGCATCGGAAGAGGCTCCAGCAAGAAGGCGTCGTTTCATTCGAGAACAAAACTTACGCACGTTGCGGAAGCGGGGTCCGGCGCTGGTCTTCGAACCAGGGGTCGGCACAGTGTTCAGCGGAGCACCATAACTGCTTGTTGGCACAAGCTCGATACGGCAACGGCGCCTGAGACGATAGGCCTTCATATCGTCTAGGAGACTCTGTACAAGCTCCTCTTCAATTTGTCGTTTTCTCTCCAGTTCAGTAAAGTCAATGATAGCTTTAACAAAAGGATCGCAAGAAATTGGAAACACCCGGTCTATGACCCGGGGGCTGTAAGCTTTAATGTTGGCCCCGTTCGCTTCCGGAACCTATGGATTCAG